AAAAAAGATGTCGCTGGTAATGTTGCAGGAAGTATCATGGAAAGAGCAACGGGTGGACTAAAAGGTTTACTAGGAATGGGAAAAGAAGACACAGTAAAACTGACTCCTGAAGCTTTGGCAATAAAGCAGGTACATGATGACCATGTAGTCCAATTAGAATTAGTACTACAAAGACATGCTCAGGCTTTTGACAAGACTATGAAAATGGATTTAACTAATCTTACCAATTTAGAGAAAGAGTATAATGACTTAACAGATAATGATACTTTATTTAACGATGATTATGGAGTACATAATAAAACAGGAGATGAGAAGGGCGGTTTCTTTAGTAAGATATTCGGCAGAAAAGATGAAGACGGAGAAGGTGGCGGTATTATCAGTGGATATATCGATACAGTAAAGAATTCTTTTGGAGAAATATTCGGAGAAGGCGGAGCTTTTCACAAAACAGGTATGAATTTATTTGGCGGAGAAGAGTCTGTTTTTGGTAAACTAGGTAAATCACTATTTGGAAAAGATGGAGCATTAGGTAAAATGTTCGGTGGTAAAGAAGGTGGATTTATGGGCGGTCTAGGTCAGATGTTTGGTGGTGGCGCAAAAGCTGGTGGAGGATTCTTAAGCAGTCTCTTCGGCGGCGGTGGCGGCGGAGGAGGCATTATGGCACTTCTCAAACCTCTACTCAGTATGATACCTGGTATCGGTCCTTTACTTTCTATACTACCATTTGCAAAAGGTGGTATTATCGGAAATAAATTAGTAGGATTAGCACAAGGCGGAGTAATGCCAAGATACGCAAAAGGCGGAGTGGCAACACAACCTACTTACTTAGTTGGAGAAGGAAAGCAAAATGAAGCAGTAGTACCATTACCAGACAATAGAAGTATTCCAGTAGACTTAGGAAAAGGTACTGGAAATGAAAATAATGTATCTATCAATGTCAATATGGCAACTGGAAAAACAGATACTAAGTCAGACGCAGAAGATGGAAAACGATTAGGGGCGGCTATTAACGCAGCAGTAATGAATGAGATAGAAAAACAACAACGCCCAGGCGGAATGTTAGCACAAGGATAAGATATGGCAATAGGATTTGATGTAGGCGGCACACTCGGAGTAGTGGCACCAGATAAAGGATTTAGTAGAAATAATGAACCAAAAGTTCATATAGCAGAGTTTGGCGATGGCTATGAGCAAAGACTCGCACATGGTATTAATAATATTAAACAATCTTTTAGTGTATCATTTGCAAACAGACCAAAAGATGAGATAGATGATATAGTTTCTTTCTTTGAAAGTAAGAAAGGAGCAACTGCATTTAACTTTATTTTTTCTGATAGTAATGCAGGCGGTAATGAAGAAACAGTAAAAGTAGTTTGTGAAACTTGGGACCAAACTTGGGACTATGACGATTTTTATAGTCTATCAGCAACATTTAGAAGAATATACGAGGCATAATGGCAGATAAACCACTAGTAGAAGATTTTCAAAAACTTGACCCAGGCTCAGAACTGATACATCTCTATGAACTAGAGTATGAGAAAGGAGAGTTTGTATACTTTCATAGCGGATTAGAAGAAGATTTAAGTACTTTACATTTTAGAGACTATGACTCACCAAGTACAATTAGAGAGTATGTTGCACTACCTATAAAATCAGAAGGATTTGAAACAAAAAATGATGGTGCTATGGCAAGACCAAATATACTCATAGCAAATATAAATACAGTATTTAGCAATGCAATTGGAACATTAGACTACAACGATATCCTTGGATTAAAATTTATTCGTAGAACAACTCTGAAAAAATATCTAGATAATGGGTCTGGAAGCAGTTCAAACCCACCTACAGAATATCCTAGACAAGTCTGGATTATGGATAGAATTAAGACAAGAAGCAAAAGTTATGTTCAAATAGAATTACTATCCCCATTTGATTTAGAGACTGCAAAAATACCTGCAAGAGTAATTTATGCAGATAGATGTTCATTTAAATATCAAGGCGCAAGTCCTCATTTAGACAGATGGAAAAGAGAACAAAGTGGGTGTAATTGGCATATAGAAGGAACAGTATATGGAGGCAGCACAGGTAATGGTGTTAAATTTACTGTATTCGTAAATGAAGATGATGAATATATAGTGCCTTCAACAACAAGTTTTATAACAGTAGGCTCCACAAGTTTTAGTGCTACAAAAGATGCTTATTATAGAAATACTAAAACTTCTGCAAGATTTAATGCAGATGGAGGCACTAGTAGTGTAACTGTAAGTAACTACTGGCAAGCAACAAAATCTGGAGTTCTTGGAACACCTTCAGATAGTAACTCTAATTATAAAAGAATAAGAGTTTACTCTACATATAACCACGGTACAGAATACTTTACTTACGTTGATGATAGAGATAATGATTATGTAGTATTTACGGATAATGTATCTACTTCAGAAACTTATAATAAAACATTACTATGGAAAGCTGACCAGCCTAGTGAAAGTCAAGCACCTGGATATACAAAGTATTGGAAAAAAGGAGACTTGTGTAGTAAAACCACTACAGGATGTAAAATGAGATTTGGGTTTGCTCCTAAAAGTCTTACTAGTACCACATCAACAGGTAAAGCAGCAACAAACACAAATGCTGTGTTACCTTTTGGAGGTTTTCCAGCAGCGAGAAACTTTAAATGATTGATAGTATATTTGAGCATGCTGCAGAATGTGCCCCGCGCGAGTGTTGCGGACTTGTTATACAAGATGGTAACAACAAACGATATATTCCCATGGAAAATATTTCTGAAAATGAAAATGAGTTTGAAATGAACCCATTAGCTTTCGCAACAATTCAAGCTATTTCGAAAATATTATATGTAGTCCATAGTCACTATGATGAAGATTGTCATCCAAGTGAGCATGATATTAATAACTGTAACGAGATTGGCATACCATACTTTATCGTATCGTATCCCGACAAAGATTATACAATTTTAGAGCCAAAATGACAAGAACAATAAAATTAAAAGGAAGAATGGGAGAACTCTTTGGAAAGGAGCATAGATTGAATGTAAAAACAATTCAAGAAGCTATGCACGCCATTGATGTAATGAAAGGAGGACTTCGTAGATATATTATGGAGTGTACTGATTTAGGTATAAAGTTTACTGTTCAGAGAGGAAGTGAAGTAAAGGCATATGCAAAAGAAAACATAGATGACTTTATCGGAGAACAAGATATAGGAAATTTTTTAGATGATGACGATATAATTATTACTCCTGTTCCTGCTGGAGCGATTTTTGGTAAACTTGTTAAAGGTTTATTCAAAGTTATAGCAGGAGCTTTACTTATATGGGGAGCTATAGTAACAGGAGGAGCATTAGGGTACGCTATAGGTGCTATGGGAGCAATGTTAGCATTACAAGGTATTATAGACATGGTGATGCCAGACGCTGACGGAAACGATGAGCCTGAAAAGTCTTCTTTGTTTAACGGACCAGTTAATACAACAAAAGTAGGGGTACCTGTACCTATGGCATATGGTAGAGTAGAGTGTGGTGGAGTTGTTACAAACTTTGGTTTTACGAAAGTTAGAAAAACAAATTCTACTGGATATACAAAAGACGCTTTTGGCGATGTAAATTTCGAGGCATAATATGGGTTGGTTATCAAGTATGATGAAAATAGCAACGGCAGTTGCAGAAAACGAAAAGAGTGCAGAAGATAACAACTCACTTGCTAATATTGGTACAACTACCTCTGGTGGAGGCTCAGGGATTACTTATCATCAAACAGCAGTAATTTATGATGCATTATCAGAAGGCCCTATTGAAGGTTTAGTAGATGATGGTGCAAGTATTAAACTCGGGGGAAACCAAGCATTTAATTATGGGGATAAGGACATAGTAGCTATTTTAGATGCTACAGATGTTAGTTATGTTGCTTCAACAGGAGTTGTAACTGACCATAATACTCCTTCTTTTATAAATTCAGCAAATACAGCACAAGGCAGTAGGGATGTATTAATTGTAGGAGGCTCAAAAAGAGGAACAATCAATACATCAGTAGGAAATACCATTATTTCAGGAGCTTCAGGATTCACCTTTGCTTCTTCAGATGTAGTTCCAGACGGAACCAAAAAACTTTTACCACATATTAGAATTACAGGAGCAGGGCCCGATGGAGGAGATTTTACTGCTCGTGTTACAGAGTTTATCAATACTGCAGCAGTTCGAGTAAATCTTAGACCTTCAAAAAATACAACAAATGCAGTCTGTAAACTAGACTATGTTGGAACTGTAACAAGTTATAACCCTTCACAAAATAAAGTAACAATAGCAGCAGGTGGTGTAGACACAAGTAATACAACAGCAACGCTTAGTACTCCAACAAGAACAGCAACACAAAAACCTCTAGCAAAATACGATAACTTTTTATGGGCATTTAGACATGGTACTAGAAATCAAACTTATCTGCCGACACCAGCAGGTATCGGTAGTGCTTCAGTCGCATACAGAGTAACAAATGGAAACTTAGATACCGTACCAAATACAGGATATCCTACTTGGACAGAACAAGGTAAAAGATTAGGAAAAACAGACAATCCTCCTTATACAGGAACAGCGGGTAACTATGTTGCATCAGGCAGCGGTGGTATGGGAGTATCTGACCCAGGTGAAGTTGATTTAATTAGATTAACTTTTAACTTTCCGCAAGGATTGAACGCTTACAAAGCAGACGGTAATAAGATAGAAAAACAAGGGGCGATATATAGAATTAGTTTAGTATACGAAAGAAATGGAACAGAACATACAACAATATTAAATGGGCAGTCAAGTTATAGTAGTGTAAGCAGAAAATATGGATATAATTATAGTGCAGGACATAGAGGTGGAGTTACTGTTGGAACAGCAATTGTAGCTGGTACAAAAAGAAACTTTAACTATATTTATGAGTTTGATATTAGTAAATTTCAACCGTTTGATAACTATACAATAAAAGTAGAAAGAATAAATGAAGTAAATGGTCAAGAGGGTAATTGGGCATGGAGTTCTTCTGCTACTTTGCAAAGTATTGAAAATATTATAACAGATAAATTAAGTTTTCCTTATACAGCATATGCAGGAGTTATTGTAGATGCAAAAGATTTCACATCTATACCAAAAAGGTCATATGAAATTAGAGGATTAAAAGTAAAAGTTCCTACAAACTATTTTCCAAAAGAAGAAAAAACAGGGGCAGGACTTAGAAGAACAAGTGCAGCTTATACAAGAAATGTAACAAGTGGTGCAGATACTTCAGCATATGTAGATTGGGACGGTAACTTTAGAGGCGATAAGAAAACATTTTCACCTTCTCATGTAAATTACGAACCAGTATATACAAGTAATCCAGTTTGGATATTTATGGATTTAATGACTAATCCTCGTTATGGGTTAGGACAACATATTGACCCTGATTTTGACTTCTCAATGATTGATAAGTATACTATGTACAGCTTAGCAAAATATTGTGACGAACTTGTACCTGATGGAAAAGGGGGAGTAGAACCTCGCTTTGAGTGTAATATTTATATACAAAAGAATCAAAATGCTATAAAAATATTAAAGAACTTTAGTACTACAATGAGAAGTATGTTAATATGGTGGAATGGGCAAGTAAGTCTTGGTGCTAATATTCAAAAAGGTGCAATATACACATTTACAAAATCAAATGTAATTAATGGAGATTTCACATACCAAGGCACTTCTAGTAGATTTAGAAATAATCAAGTTGTAGTAACTTGGAACAACCCAGAAAAATCATACAAGCAAGATGTTGTTACTGTCGAAGATAGTGACGATATAGCTAAAACAGGAAAAATAAAAAGTAAGAATGTTACAGCTTTTGGTTGTACGTCAGAAGGTCAAGCTATAAGATATGGTAAATGGCACTTAGCAGGAGAGCTAAAAGAGAAAGAAATCTGTAGTTTTGAAACAGGTATTAATGGTGGTATGCTAAGACCTGGAGATGTAATTAATGTACAAGACCCAGACTTAACAGATATAGTTGCAAGTGGTAGAGTTACAACAACATCTTCTTCTACAACAACAGTAGTTAAGACTGACCGTGATATAAGTGGATTTTTAAATCAAAATGACAACTTTGACTTACATTTAATCTATCCAAGCGGAGGTGCTTACTTAACTCAAACTTCTGCTACTATAAACTCTACTAATTATAGACAAGGAGATTTAGTACTACTCGACGAAAGCGGAGCATCTATTGATACAGAAGCAAAGGCATCAAACTGTAAAGATGATGCAGGAGCTGCAGTACAGTTAACATGGTCAGAAGAAACTAGAATAGAAACAAAACCTATTTCAAACTTTAGCTCTAGTGCTATAACTGTAAGTAGTGCATTTTCTTCCGTTCCAAATGGAGAGGTAATATATACTGTATCAGGTCAAAAAGCAGACGGCTCAAGCGTAGCTGGAAGTTTAAAACAGTACATGATAACTTCTATTAAAGAAAACTTTGAAGAAATGACTTTCTCTATAAGTGCTGTAGAATATGATATATCAAAATTCGACTCTATAGATAGAGGATATATCATACCTAATATACCTGATGTAATGAGACCTCCAAGAGATTCAGACGCTGTTCCAGAGCCTCAAGAAGTATTCTTAGAAGTAGTTTCTAGTGGACAAGGAGACATAGGTGCAGAAAATGGAAGAGATTTATTAGTAGAATGGCAACATCCTACTAACGGTATACAAGACCCAAATGGTGATAATGTAGACGATGTCTATGAACACTTAGCAGCTTATGAAATAGCGCATAATGCAGATGAAGGAGATGTGCCAGGTAAGTTCTTAAGAGAAACTATATCAAGCACGAATACTACAAGTTTTAGAATAAAAGATTTAGGAGTTACAGGAGAAGTAATAGTTAGAGTAAGAACTGTAAACTCTATTGGTGTTACATCATCTTGGGTACAAAGAACTATAGAAATTAATGAAGATAAACTATTACCTCAAAATATTCCTGCAGTTGGATTTGGACTTAATGGAGGTATTGCTCGTGGCGGTATTTTAAGTTGTCCAATTGATGTTAATACTTCAAATGGTACAGTTACTTTTGCTTCAAGTACTTACACATATACACCACCTAATCCTGGCTTACCAGTTATAAATGTTGTTTCTTCAGGAAATACTACTGCGACAACTCAGGCAAACTTTAATAATTTAGGAAATGGAGAAACAGGTTATTTATATTTAGACTACGATGGAAGTCTATCAAGAGGGGAAACACGAACAGATTTATTACAACCAGTATTTTTCCAAACAGAAGAAACAACAGAAGATGCAAATGGAGTAGAAAACTATTTCCAATATGCAACAAGATTAGGAGAGTCTAATGAAGACTTTACACAATTAAGTGGTACTGTATCAGTAGCTGCTTCATCTGTAGATGTTAGTGGTACAGGTACAACATTTGATGTATCTGCTACAGGTTTTGAAGCAGGAGATGTTATAATTATTGGTGATGCAGGAACAACTAGATTTATAACTACTGTTGGTCACATAGAAAGTAATACTGCTTTGAGTTTAACAACTGCTCCTACAAGAGCATACAACAGTGTAAATGTATTCAGACAGACACTTAGAACTTCAAATGCAAATGACTCTATACTTGCAGCAGTAACAAATACTGGAGGAGTTTTCTCATTAGTTAACTTTTCTAGTGGTAATAGAGGTGCCGATGCTTTTACAATTAATGGAACCAATGAAAACCATAACTTCCCTTCATCAGCAGCTGGACTTGTTACAGATTTTTCAAGTTTTACAAATTCATACACAGTTAACAAAGGCACAATAAGTTATGTCTTTGCAAGTTCTGGCTCAACACCAAGTACTTTCGGATTAACAAAATCAGATTCAAACTGTACTTCAGTGATAAACTCTAGCACAGGAGCAATAACAGTTACAGCAATGGCAGCCGATATAGCTAAGATAACAGTTACGATTACAGACAGAGAAACAAATGAAACAATTGCGACAAGAGTTATTTCACTAGGTAAAAGTATACCAGGAGCTGCAGGAGCGGGTACAGACTCAAGAACAGTTAATTTAACAGCAAGTGATTATTCAATCGTATACGGACCGGATGGTACAAATCCAAGCCCTAGTAGTACAATTGTATTAACAGCGACTGCTCAAAATTTCACTAATCCATATTTTAGATTTACAGGAGATGGTATAAGTGATGAAGGAACGTTTACAGCAAACGGCTCAAATACAACCACAGATACAATTAATTTTAGTGTTCCTTCAAGTATAAATACTACTCCACAAACAATTAAGGTTGGTGTAGCAGAAGCAAACCAAACAGAACTTGCATTTGATACAATCACACTTACCTCACTACAACAAGGAAGCCAAGGTACAGATGGTGCCCCAGCATATACAGCTATACTAACTAATGAAGCACATACCTTCCCTGCATCAAATACTGGTGTAGTAAGTAGTTTTGCAAATTCAGGTACAAAAATAGAAGTATATAAAGGAGCAACACAACTTACTCCAGTAGCAAATAATACTACACCTTCTACGAATGAGTACGCAGTTACAACAAGCGCAACAAATATTACACCAGGAACATTTCAGTTATTCAATTCAGGAAATAAAAATATTACAGTTGGAAATCATAGTGGTGTTGCAAATGGTACAGACCTTTCAGAAATAGAGTATAGTATTGATATAGAAGATACAGTAACTCTTACAAAAGCACAAACATTTACGAAATCAAAAAAAGGAGATGATGGTAGTACAGGAGCAGCAGGTATAAATGGTCTATTAACCAACGAAGCTGCTTCAGCAACAGTAGGTTCCTTCTTTGACTTTAATAACAATACTATAAACTATACAGGAACAGGTGGAGAATTTAAGATATATAGCGGAGCTTCAGAACTTACTTCTGGAGTAGTATATGGGATTAGTGGAGGAACTGTCGGTGCAACTTCAACGACAAAAACACAAAATAATTTAACCCTTACAATTAATAACTCAACAGGAGTTTATTCATTAGCTGGAGGCAGTTGGTCTTCCGATATAGAAAACTTTACAATGACAGGCACGGTAACTGCTAGTTCTATAACTATTGAAAAAGTATACACGCTAGATAAAACAACCATTTTTGCAAGCACTAATTTAGTAGCATCAGAACAGGTTTTCAAATACGACAATACAGGAGCAAATCCTAGCCCTTCTACAATTGAACTAAGAGCAACACCTCCTTCTCCTTTTACAATTTTTGGAAGTTACGAATATAAATTCTTAAAATCTACAGACGGTGGAGAGAACTTTAGTACTATACAAGCACTTTCTACAGATAACACAGTAAATGTAAGTGCAGGTGCTATAAGTTTAGGTGCTGAAGTATTTAAAGTAGAAGCATATTCTGCTTCGTCTTCTCCTGGAGGTCAATATATAGTAGATGAAGATGAGCTTACAATTTTAAGAGTCAGAGATGGTGCTACAGGAGATACTGGTAATAGTATTATAAATATTTATAAATTTAGTAGTACTGAACCAGACGCACCAGCTGCAGGCACAGCAAATCCGCCTTCAGGTTGGTATACTAGTATTGTAACTGCATTTAGTAATGGCAGTGGAATACTTTGGGTTTCTGTTGGTAATAAACCTGCAGGAAGTTCAACAATTACATGGAATGACCCAATAAGATATGTTCAAAACTATGGAGATATAGGAGGAACAAAACCACCTTCAGACGCAAATAAATTTGAAAAAGTAGATGATTCAGAACAAGGACGTTGGAGATTTAAAATAAATGGTGGGAATGTTGAAGATGTAGATGTATTTGATTCTACTGAAAGAGGAAAACTTGCTAACTTAAGACTAGGTAAAGCACCTGGTAATGCAAATATAAGTATTCAAAATGATAGTATTCTTGAGGCAGATATTGTAGGCTCTAATAAAGTTTTTGATGCTGGACAAAAACCAAATAAAACAACTTTTGCAGATAATTCAACACAAGGAGTATTTACCCTAACTTTAGATGGTACGAATAGTACTGTTAATGTATTTAATAGTACAGAAAGAACAAAACTTGATAACTTAAGAAACAACAAATTACCTGGCGATGCAACTAAAACATTAGAAAATACAGCAGACTCACAGGTAAAAGCAGATGACGCAGAGACAGCAGCTAAACTGCAAGAGTCTACGCATAGATTTACAGTACCTGCTAATAGTACAGATGGAGTATTTACTTATAAAATAGGCACAGGAGGAGGAAACCAAACATATGATGTATTATCTTCAGACTCTAGAACTAAGTTTGGATATCTAAAAGCAGGTCAAGACCCACTTGATAATTCAAAATCCATAAGAAATGAAGGAGTTACTGTAGACTCGAGTGGTATACTACAAGGAATAGGTACTTCATCAATAAAAGTGAATAATACTAAAATTACAATGAACTCTAATGGTTCGTTATCAGGAGCAGGTACAGGTTCAGTAACTATAGGCGGTATAGGAGGAGAAACACCGACACAGATTCAAGCTAGAGCAACCACGGCTGAAACTAATGCAAAAGCTCAAGAAACAGCACATAGATTTACAGTTCCAGCAAACTCTACAGATGGGGTATTTACTTATAAAATAGGTACAGGAGGAAGCAATCAAACATATGATGTATTGTCCTCAGACTCTAGAACTAAATTTAGTAGAGTAAAAGAAGGTGTAGACCCACTTGATGCCTCAAAATCTATAAGAAATAATGGTATAACACTTGCAGCAAATGGAGTGCTATCAGGCGGAGGTAGTTCAGCACAGGTAAATGTAGGAAGTATAGCAAACTCACCATTTAATACATCAGGAGATGTAGACACAGGAGAGACAATAGCAGTAGGAAGTAAAATAACAATAGATAGAGATAACGAGAGGATACTAATAGAAGACTAATGACAAAGAGAGTAGCTCTAGGTAAACTAGCAACAGTACATACAGTAGATGCAAATGGACGTGCTTCTTCGAGTGCGACAGGATATTATAAGGTCTCAAATGCAGAAGCAATAAGAGTGGGAGCTTACATTAGTATAGATGGAACTAATAATATTGCAGGTACAAATGTAAGAGTAACTCATAAAAATCAAGCTGCATTTGGAGACACTTGGGATATAGTTTTAAGTCATAATATAAGTAGTCAGTATTTACCTAACAACGGCACTTTTTATGCAGACTATAATGAATATGGATTAAAAGTTGCAAAACAAAATGCAAATGTAGACCAAGTAGGGCAAAAGGATTTACTCTTTGATAGTAGAAGCGATAGAAGAGGTGTTATTTATGCACAAGGATTTCAATCTAGTGCAAGTACTGAGGTAAACTTCAAAAGAGGAACTGATTTTTTAAATTACATTCCTTTAATTACTCATGACGAAAAGAAACAAGGATTTAGAAAAGTATTTTCACAAGTAGGAGCTTTAAGTACATTTGCAAATAATGCTATAGCAGAACAAATAGCTTCAAGAGAAGATTCAATTCAACCTATTCGAGCAGCTTCTTTCTATACAGGACAAGGCCCTTGGATAGAAGTCGGAACTTCAAATGTAGTAAGACAATCACTAAATTTATGTGAAGACTTATCTTTTAAAGTTTTAAGATTACCTTGTGCTTATGGCTATATGAATCAACTTTATTATGCAGATGGAGCTAATTATCAACATGCATATACTCCTACAAAAGGAAAGAAAAGAGTAATATCAGGAAAGTTTACAAATAGCACAGCAGGTTTTTCTAATGCTGGGGGACTTTATGTATCAAGACCTGGATATGATGTTGATTCTTGCGAGATAGATGATTTAATACTAGGTACAGATAATGGAGTGGCAGGAATAGCATATAGAGGAGATGACCAAAAATTAGCTACTAACTATGCCGATGTAATAGGAACAAGTGCTGCAATTCCTTCAATAACTAGTACACTTACTACTACAGGAAATAATCAAACACAAACAGTATCTTTTTATAATCCATACACAGTAGCACCAACTCCATTAGTTTCGTCACCTACTTCTTCAGTAACTTATAGTTCTTCATCAGATAATTTATTTACAAGCTATAGTTTTACACTAGAATCAGCGGCAACGGTAAAATTCAGTTTAGAACCAAGAGTACATTCATTGGCAATTTTTTAATCATGGCAAATAGAGCAGTAATAGGAAAAAGAACAACACCAACCACAATCAGTGATGGAACAACTACTGTAAATGTATTACAAGTAGAATATGATTATATACATTCAGGTGGCTACTACATAGTAAAGGCAGTACTAAGATTAGCAAATGCAGTAAGTTTTAATTCTTCTGCAAATTTAACACTAACAATGCCAGATGGCACTACATATGTAGAAGATGATTGGACAT